GGTGCTGCGAACTCAGAAGAATCATAGTTCCAGTAACCTGCAACTTTCTTCAATTTCAGTTTGAAGTTTGCACCCTGCCAAAAATCAAAAGGATTGATGGGTGTTTCATCTTCGTATTCAGGTTGCATGGCTTCCATGACCTTATCAAAGATCTTCTTACCAAACTTATAAAGGAAGACACGACCTTCGTTCTGTGGATTTGCCTTGTCTTGCACAACATAGATGTTAGCGTAATAAGACAACTTACGCTTTTGCTTACGAACAGTATCCTTATCAGAATCCAGTCCGCTGTTCCACAGTTCACGGTTGTGTTCTGACACAGGATCTTTCTGACCAAGAGTGGTCAGAGAGTTCTCGATGTACCATCCACCAGGACCTTGGAAGGCATGGGAGTACATCTTTGCCCAAGGAAGTTCTTCACCTTCAGGGGCAGGAAGGAAACGGATAACGGCATAACCATTACCACTCTTATCCATTTCTGGTTTCCAAAGACGCTCATCTGCGCCGTTAGAAGTATTATTCATCTTCTCTACTTCCTTGACCAGTTTCTGAGTCAAAGATCCAAGAGAGGATTGCTTTTTGAGATTTGCGAAAGACATAGGATTTGTTAGATTAGTTTGGATTTGGCTTGTGTTGACAAAGATATTGTACTGAACTTAATCAGAACTGTCAATCTGTTTTCTCATCACGTCAAGCATCTTAATCATATTACCGAATATTGAATTCATATCAGTATCAGGAGGAAGTCCCATCATTTTTGCAGAGTCAGTGATATTTTCCTTCATTCTTTTAGCAGCAGGATCATCAGATAAACTCAGACGAGTATAAAGAATCCTCTGCTTTTCAATCAACCTCTCAAGAAGTGAGACATGAAAGAGTTTCTCTTCTTGATTCATTTTAGGAAAATTGAAGACATTTTGATAAATGTCTTCTTGTAGTTCACTGATTTCGGTCATCTCTGCTCGGACAACCTCCGAATCAAAGAAATCACTCACCTTCTACAACTTCTGTTTCAGAGGTTTCAGTTGGGTTGTTTGCTTCTTCGATTTGAGTTAGCGCATCAATGGCACCAACGACTTTCAGATAGGTTTGACGAAGTGTCTCCATCTGATTTTGACCTTCTTGGAGATTCTTCTCCAAGTCCTCTTTCTGCTTAGTGAGGTTTTCCAGTACTTCAGTATTACTAAGTGCCATGAACAATCTCCTTTAGAATTTTTTTAAAGTGAAATACATCGATATTTAGGAAGGGAGAATATTTTTTAATTCTCAAACTTACGGTTTCCCACACCGGATCGGTCAACTGTTTGTCATAATCATTGCGATACCCTAGTATTCTATCACAAATCACCAGAGTTTCAAGTGATATGTCACCACTCAGATACTTTTTAAGTATTGGTGGATGACCGGTCGTCCTTGCGAATACAGTATTTAAATCGGTATTCTTAAGGATAAGTTCAATCTCCTCTCTAAAAATATAAGAGAGGGATTGGGTTCGTCGTTTCCAGGCAGTGTATCTACCCTCACCTTCGCGTATCATTTCTCCTATCCAAAGCTTACTCGGATCAGTGCAGGTGATAAAGTTAGATACAAAGAAGTCAACAACTTCTTTATCAGATTTGTTTCTTGATATTTTTTCAAACCAGAAACGGTCTTTCCGTTTATAGAAAGACTTTACAGTAGCACGACTCTTACCACAATACTTATGGTAGTCATACTTCTCTTTCGTGAAGTGATTCTTCAACGCGAGATATTGTTTATATGCATCAAACGGCATCATCAAAAAAAGTAATATAGTAATTTTTTGCGGAAAAATTTTTCCTACAAAAATAGAATCAGAGAGGTAATTTTGCTCTAGAACTTTTCTTTAAAAAGTTTAGTTCCATTGCTTCATATTTCAACTTCTCCTTCAGAGGTTTGGTGATAAGTTTAGGAACAAACTCAACATCAATACTATTCTGATCACAGAAGTGAATGATAGCATCAATGTAACTCATGTCCTTATTCTTCTGGACAAGATCTTCAATCTCTTGTACGAACTTAGCAGGACAGAAAAATTTATTCTTTAGCGCCTTCTCTAATTCATTATCCATCCTCTGACCTAGTATTGTGATGTACAAATTCTTTAATATATCTCACTAGTAGTTTAATATACTGCCCTTTATCCCTTTTGTCAAATACCTTTACTTCACCACCAGGAGTAACCATTATAGTGATGAGTTTCTTTACAGGGATACCGGTCAACTCATAATAAGCAGAAGCATAAAACATCTCTTGGACAAAATAGTTTTCCAACCATTTTTCTGGTTTGATTTTATCTGATGTCTTAAAATCTATGACTGCAAGTTCTCCTTCGTACTCTGCGATGCAGTCAACTCTTCCCGCTAAACCAAGATACTCAGAATAAAGAGTCCTTTCTATAGCGTGTACATTATTTATCTTGTCCAGATATGGTAGGGCATGATGAAACATAAACTTTGTGAGAGGACGAAAGTCATCCCAGTTTATCTCTTCATTCTTCATATAAACTTCTACTGCCTCATGGAAGTCAGTCCCACGAGAAGTAGCTCTTTTAGTGATACGATTTGCTTCTTCAATACCAACTCTTTTACGCCAATCAGCAAATATCTGACGATTGTAAAAGGAAGTTACCGAAGTAATAGATGGCACCCACTGACCATCAGGGAGATTGTACAAGCGGATGCCACCAGTTTCTTTCTTGTTTAGTTCAAGGTCACCGAGAAAATTATGATGAACAAAATTCATAAATTAAGATCCATTTTTGCAACTAAGTATTCTTTACATAGACCAGAGCGAACAATATCCTCCACACCAAATTCAATAATGTCCATGGAGGGCATCGTTCTCAAGATACGCATGAAGTCTGCGATTCCATTCTTCTCTGCAGTTTTAATAAGATCAGATTGAGTAGCATCACCACAGAACATAATCTTACTATTTTCACCGACCCTTGTAATTATACTATCAAGTTCGTGGAAATTCAAGTTCTGGAACTCATCGACAATAATAATTGAGTTGTCAAGTGTAGTGCCACGAATGAAACTTGTGGACCAGAAACTGACTGTCCCTTGTGCCTTTAAATTACCATAGAGCATTTCAAAGTCAGATTCTGTTGGTAATTCAAACATGTATTTGACCATGTTTTTATATGGAATCTGATAGAGAGATGACTTATCCTCATGGTCTCCAGGGAGGAAACCAATCTCTCTAGTTGCCACAAGCGACCTGACGATGTAGATCTTCTCATAAGGTGTCCTAGTATCAAGAACGTCTCTCAACGCATTGTAGAGCGTGATAAAGGTCTTTCCTGTACCTGCTGCTCCGTAGGCAACGATGTTTTGGTCGTTCTTGTAGCAGCGAAAGAGTTCTTGTTGATTTTCTGTTAACGGATCGATGGTTTTCATCAAATCCGTATTGAGAGGTTTCTTTCTTTTCATTTGTCTATTGGACATTCCAAATGGAACTGGAGTTTGTGACTTTCTTTTAGAAGGCATACGCTGTTTTAGAAACTGTAATCGCGGTGTTTACGGACAGTAGCACCAGGTTGTTTTGATGCTCTATCCAAGACTTCGTTCCATCCACTGGAACGAGCCTCACCAGTCCACTTTAATTCTGTGGACTGACCCGCACAACCTTGTGACCAATCTCTATCCCAATCCGGATTATCCTTTCTCCACTGATCGTACTCTTTCATAGTCATGACGAGCACTTTTGTTTCCTTATTTTCTTTGTTAATAACAGGGTAAGTTGGCATAAACCTCAAGTCCTAGTGTGAATATTTATGAAACCCACTCCATTGCCTCTGCGACTGCAGGAAATTGCTCACAGAAAATACTTTTAGCACCAAGAGCGATGGCCATATGCTCCTTCTGTGTGCCGTTAGCAGACCTCAAATCGATATAATGAATCCATGAACGCACAGAACCGGTCATATAGATTTTAGTAGGACATGCTAGAGGAAGCACAAAACGGGCACACTCCTTTGCAATATCAGCATCGAGCATCTCTTTGTAGAGTTTCATTCCCTCATCAAAGTGTCGTTGCATTTTGATTTGGAACTCTTGACGGACAAACGGGTCAATATCATCAATAGAATTCTGACGATTCTTGGTGTCTTGACGCCGTAGTTCAGGTAAAGGGATCGTCTCCGCGAGTAGGGAAGAATCAGCATAGCGTTGTGAAAATTCTTGATATGTGAACGAACGGTGTCGAAGTACTTGAGCTGCGATTCCTCTGGTGGTGTTAATCTCCAGAGTCATATATGCCTGCTCAAAGATACTCCAGTGCTGATGTTTTACACAATAGCGCAGAAGACCAGAGAACTTTTCATTCTCTTGGTTAGCAGGATTACTGACCCGAGCACAATATGCCATGTGCTTTTCTGCATCGGGAGTAACACTAATCAGTTTAATATCAGTCATCGTCGTCTTCAAATACCTCGTCGTAATCTAGGATGTAATTTTCTGGAGGATCATCAAAGTTCTCTGCTTTGTATGCATCCACATTTGAGTATACCTCAGACTCTAGTACATCTACCAGAGACTTAAGGTTCCTCACGATTAATTTGAGTTTCTCTCTGTCCATAAAAAGATTATACTTCCACTAATTATAGATAAAAAAAGAGGACCCGTCAAGGTCCTCATTTAGTTACTGTCCATCTTGATATGCATTTACTGAGTGACTTAAGGTCAACCCATTTAGCATAACTCACTCCACGATAAGTTAGAAATCGAAAGACTCTATCTGGATCGTGGATTTCTGGGTTGTATTCTGGAAGGTTATAGCATAGTTTGATGCTAAGCATTTAATTTCTCCTTAGGTATGATGAAGGAGAATTATTTCACCATATATGATAGCCATTCCAGCAATACATGCCAGGGTAATTAATCCTGTGAGTTGTAGTGCTTCCATAGTTCCTTACTTGGTGTAGGTGCGACCACGGTAGCAGAAGGTTCCCTGAGGATCCTTACGCTCTACATTCTTAGACGAATACTCAACACCACGATATTTGGTGATAGTGATCTGTGCATCGTGAACAGCAGATGCTTTGTTGATCTGCTTCTTGATGATTTGAAGTGTGTTCATTTGTCTTACTCCTGAAGTTGGGTGGTTTTTCTCCTTTAACCCTTACGGGTGATCCGAGTTTCCCGTTCCTTCAGTCGTTTGCGTCCGTCCGAAGACGGATGAACGATCCGTTCCGCGACTTACTTGCGTCCAGTTTCCTGGATGAACGATAGGTTTATTATAACCTCCATGAACTATATAGTCAAGTTCTTTTGTATCTTGTGATACATTTTTACTATTTCTTTAGATCAGACCTTTCTCTTTCAAAAAGTGTAGCGCATCTTTCAATCCGCCACGATGTCTGAACCCACCATAGTCAATCGTGACCTGTGGATACTCTGCCTCATCACCAAACTCAGATTTAAATCCTCTGTCAGTGAAGTGATTATCACGATTATACTCAATAAACTCTACACCAACACTTGATAGAAGACTCTTTGCCCTCTCACATTCTTGATTCTTATTGGAATACAAAATTGCTCTCATCAGTCTCTTTGCCTCCTTCAAAGTTTTCTCAATGCTTTATGTAATTCAGACTCATTTTCACATGGCATCCATTTTTTGCCATTCTTATGATAACCATCGCAACCAACTTCAATAGATCTCTCTATTGCTTCTTCTTTTGTTTCATACATTCCCCTACCATGAGAATAAGCAGGTTGTATTTGATAGATTAGTATCAGTAAAAAAAGTATCTTCATTTTCAATCCCTCTGACGCCAATCGTCTGGTTTATCTTGTTTGAACCAATCTACAATTTCATCCGCTCCAGAGAACCCCTTTCTATGATTAGATGGATCGGGGTCCCCAAGACCCATCTTATTTAAAAAATCGTCAGTGCTACCTTCTTCAATATCACTAGCAGATTGACGACGTGCTTTATTTAACCAATCTCGCGCAGTCGTATGTGCTTTAGCAAGTTTCTCTACCCAAATCATATCTTCCAAAGGAACATTTTCTTTGTTCGCAATGCAGGCACAGATAGACTCTAATCTTAGTCTGTATTGAGTTGATAGCATTTTACTCTCGCAGTTTTGCTTCTAAGTCCGAAAGTTTAGTGAACTCTTCATGTGCTTTTAACTGACGATCACAAACAATATTTATGATATCATCAATGATTGTCTGAGTTTCTGCACCATCATCAAGATACTTATCAAGGGCTTCTTTCAGATAGCGATGCCTGTGCCACTCGGCACTATAGGGTTTATAAGACATGGTGAAAATGGTTCATAGCATCGACTATAACACGGCATACCGGTTTAGTCAACTCCGTATTCGTCGATCAATTCATCGACCTTAGTTTTCTTACCAGAGAGTTTTTCAATCTGATAGAGAGAAGACTTCTGGTATTTCTTCAGTTTTTTATATTGTTTGAGAAGTCGATTAATATCCTCTTTGGGCATCTCGACCTGCACATCAAATCCGTCACTCATTTTTTCTTTGATTCCTTTTTCTTCACTCCCCATAGTTTAGGGTTGACTGTGCCATATCCAAAATCAATCTTCTGAACGGAACCAGCACCATAACGATCATAGTACATATCAAACATCTTCGATACTTTACCACATCGAGTCAGATCGATGTATTCAGTTCCATCAACGATATACCAAACAAGTCTGGCATCATTTGGAAATGTCTTATCGTTCGCAGCATCGAGAGTAGTTTTCTCAAGTAAAATTTGACAACCATAATCAGATGGGTTGAAACTTAAATTCATATCTTGATTAGGTGCCTCCTCCTGTTTTGTTTTTGTTGGGGCATCTTCTAATTGATTTGCCATTAAGAACGACCTCCCCATGTAATATCAGGATATGCCTGTTCGACATTAGCCTTTGTTAATTTATATTTAGTTGTAAGAAGTTTATCTTTAACTAGTATAAGCAACTCTGCTTCCTTGGGGTGTAGTCCTCGTAACAAATTAATGAACATCATCTCTCTACGAGTCTTTGTGAGGGTGTCATTTCCACCCTTCACATAGTGATAGAGGTTCTGCCACTCCTTACGGAGTGATGTTTTATTGCGTCCATCAAGATCCTGTCCTGTTGCAGACTCCCCTCCTGCCATCTCTCGATTGAGATTATCGGACAATGAACCTTGATATACCGTTTGCTCCTGAGGATCACCATAAGGAACTTCACCCTCAGGAATCATAGAGATAACACTCTCATCAAAATTCCAAATCAGAACTGCCTTAACAGAATCATCTTCATACTGTTTCAGTGTTTCAACTTTCTTGGCAGCAGTTCTTTGAGCAGACACTGCTTCAAGAATCTCAAATACAAACGGGTTGTTTGGAAGAGTAATCTTGACTGATGCCTTAACTGTCCTTGGTTTCTTTGTTGTTACTTTCTTAGTCGTTGTCTTCTTCGTCGTATTCGTCATAGCCATTTTCAAATCGTACTGCTAAAATTTCGTCTGGTAACACATTTCCATTTTCATCAAACATTTCTGGATGTGTATAAACGGGTTGAGTTTGATAGACGTGCTCTTTTGCTAACCATCCTACCATACTTCCAACAAAAAAGAACATTATCGATACCAATGTTCCAATAGTGAGCGTTACTGCTAACATCCTCTTGTCCTCCAGAGACTATTTCTTTCTGATATCCAGATAGAAGTTCAGATGAAATACAATCTCTCTTCGGAAGAGAGACACCATCTTACCAAACTTTATCTGAAAAGTTTTGGGCGGTTCTGGTTTCCTCCTCCTGTTGCGTAGTAGCAACTCAACTCCACGATTGATGTGGGTTTCGGAATTATTTAGATTCTTTTTTTCTTCTTCCTGGTCTTCGGTCATTACTATACCTCGTAGCATCATCTAGAATATTTTGAAGATAGTTCTTTATCTTTCTTGCTTGAGGTTTAGGAATGAATCCATATCCCTCTCTAAGTTGCTTATGCATATTATCATTGCCACCCTCAATGTATTCACTCAAGTCCTCAACTAAGTTGTTGATTTCTAATGTTGTAGTGCTTTCAATGAAGGTGTCTACTTCATGCTTTTTAGTTTTATTGTCTTTCAAGTATTCATAGAATTTTAGATTCATATTACCCTCAAAGGCATTGTCGATAGCATGTTCAATGAGATCATAAATGTCGATGAGGTTTTGATCCATTAGACTAACTTTTGCTCGCGTAGGTACTTAACAGTTTCCATACACCCCCCTATCAGAGTATCATCTTTAACCACTCTCGGAAAGGTTGAACCTTCTCCAAACTTAGCATAGAACTCATCACGGGTGAAATCCCTGTTAAGTTTATATATCACATGCTTTATCTCAGCAAGTTGTAGCACTTGTTGCACTTTATCACAATAAGGGCAACCATCTCTCGAAAAAATTGTAAATGTCATTGTTGTACCTGCTTCCAATCGTTGTCAAAAATTTCTAAACCTTTGTCTGTGAGGATGTGATCATACATCTGATCAAACACTTTTGGTGGCATCGTGCAAATCTCAGCTCCATTATACCAGGAACGGATAGCACGTTGAACACTGCGGATCGATGCAGAAAGAACCTGAGTTCTCATACCATGAATACGATATAGTTCTGAAATGGACCGTACAACCTCCAGACCTGCCACTGACTGGTCGTCTAAGCGTCCTACAAAGGGAGAAACATAAGTTGCCCCTGCCTTCGCTGCTAGGACTGCCTGAGCAGCGCAGAAGATGAGTGTGACATTAACCTTGACACCCTGATCGGATAGAGATTTACAGACTATTAGACCCTCGCGTGTGCAGGGAACCTTCACAGTACATACATCACCAAACTTTTCATAAAGACGTTTGCCTTCATCATACATCTCAAAGTCAGATCCAACAACTTCCATGCTGATGTCCTGAACACCCATATCCTTGATCTCTTGGTAGACATCTTCAGGATTACGACCACTCTTTCTAATCAGAGTAGGGTTAGTTGTCACACCATCAACTAATCCGGTTGAAAAATATTTGGAAATGACATCGGTCTCTGCTGTATCTAAAAAAATTTTCATAAAAAAAGAGGTCTGTTTTAGACCCCCTTAGTATATCATATTTCTTTATCTTGGTCAATTTATTCATCAACCCTGACTTCCGTTTCTGGAACTGTTACCGAACTAAAGATACTATTCAAAATTAAGTAGTCCAAAGAAAGTTTTCCCGGTCCACATAACATAATAGCAGCTGCTCCACCCCAGTAAAGACCCAGCAATTCTAACAAGTAGATATTGAATCCATTGAATACAACAGCATGATATATTGCAAATGATGCTGTCATAACAATTGAGAGTGCCCCTAGACGAGTCAGAAATCCAGTTATTAACAACCAACTTCCAAAAATTTCCGATAGTGCTGCACAATAAGAAAAGAATATTGGAAAAGGAAGATGTAGGGGTCTAACAAATGCATCTGCAAAGTTTTCAATACTATCTAATTTTTCATAACCATGATGTATTAAAAATATTCCGACGCATAATCGGAGTATTAACATGCCCAGATGTTTCATACTGTTTCTCTCGCGGAGGTGTTAATTGATTTCAGGTAAAAGAAAACTTCAAAGTTATTCATTCTTCTGATGACTCTCCAGTGCTTCTTTGAGTGCTTCTGCTACATTCTCTTTAAAAGAACGATAGGGAATGAACATTTCATCATCATCATCAGTCTTGTAATCCTGGTGGGTCTCTTTGAACTGACGCTCACACTCATACACAAGATTGGATACGATGCCGTTGATCACTTCCATTGTATGTGGTTGAAGTTGATCCCATGATTTATATTCAGGGAACAGATCATTCTTGACACGATTTAGCAGTGCTCTTTTACAATGCCACTGACTATCAAAGATCTGGGTAAATGCTTCCCAATCGTCTTGGGATTTGAAATTAGGGATACTCATTTGTTTAAGGTTTTTTCAATACAGAGGTTGGGACAATTTCTAACCATTCATTCCCATCAAAAATATACAACACGCTTGTATCTTTGTCAAGGAAAAAATCACCCTTTTGTTCTTCAGTCATCTTCACCAAGTTTCATACTCTTCATTTCAAACTCTTTATATTCGCCATCTTTATCAACTTTATCTTCACATCTCATATAAAAGATAATGTTAGTACCACTCGCAAGTTGTTCTTCAATTCCTTCCATAGTTTTATACTTTCCAGTTCTCAGTTTTTCTGGAATTGAATTAAATGCATCTTCAAGGGTTTTTATTTGTTCTTGTGTTAGTTTATTCAATGCCTTTCTTTCTTGTTCATCCATAAGAAGTTCTTCTTCTGGTAGATTATCAAAGGCATCAGAAATGTATCCGTATTCTTCAGTCATCTTTCACCACCTCATTCCATGCTTGTTTGAAGTTACGATCCCAGTTGTCAGTATACACTGGCATGAAAGCATTCAGGGCATGAACGATATCGTGTGCTTGATCCATACGATTGTTGTCCATTGCTTCAGTCAGTTCTTCTAACATGAAACTAATAGAGTTGATGTTGGAGAATGACTCTTCCAACTTGTTCATTACATCCCAGTATTTACTGGTCATCATGATAACCTTGTATTGACTATGTGAGTATTATACAATAAAAAAGCACCCCCGTAAAGGAGTGCTGTGACAGTTGTGGAAGTGGTCTTATTAAAGGTTTAGTGGGTTTCCTTTAATAAGAGAAATCCTTATTAAAAGTTAGAGTGCATTCCCTCTTGGTAAGACTTCTTCAGGGAAGACAAAGTTTTCATGTGGCTGATCGACAGGCGCAAGCCAAGCACGGAGTCCTTCGTTGAGGAGAATGTTCTTTGTGTAGAAGGTCTCAAACTCTGGATCTTCTGCGGCACGAATCTCTTGTGAGACAAAATCATACGCACGTAGATTAAGAGCAAGACCAATGATGCCGATACTGCTAGTCCAAAGACCCATAACTGGGACAAATAGCATAAAGAAATGCAGCCAACGCTTATTACTAAAAGCAATACCAAAAATTTGTGACCAGAAACGATTTGCCGTAACCATCGAATAGGTCTCTTCTTCTTGTGTGCTATCGAATGCTTTGAAGGTATTGGCCTGATCACCGTCTTCGTACAATGTATTTTCAACTGTAACACCATGTATGGCAGAAAGCAAGGCCCCTCCTAAGATACCCGCCACTCCCATCATATGAAACGGGTTGAGCGTCCAGTTATGGAAACCCTGTAGGAAGAGTAAGAAGCGGAATATCGCAGCAACACCAAACGACGGCGCAAAGAACCAGGAGGATTGTCCGAGTGGATAAATGAGGAACACACTGACAAAAACAGCAATAGGCCCAGAGAACGCGATAGCATTGTACGGATGAATACCAACTAAACGACTAATTTCAAACTGTCGAAGCATAAAACCGATAAGAGCGAAGGCTCCGTGGAGCGCCACAAAAGCCCAGAGTCCCCCAAGTTGGACCCAGCGGACGAAATCTCCCTGAGACTCAGGACCCCAAAGTAAAAGAAGAGAATGACCCATAGCATCAGCAGGCGTTGAGACAGCCGCTGTAAGAAAATTAGCACCCTCAAGGTAACTACTTGCGAGACCGTGGGTGTACCAGCTCGTAGCAAAGGTAGTGCCAGTAAGCCAGCCACCAATTGCAAGATAAGCAGTGGGAAAAAGAAGTAGTCCAGACCAGCCCACAAAGACAAAGCGATCCCGTTTAAGCCAGTCATCAAGGACATCGAACCACCCCCTCCTTGTTTGTGTAAGTGTTGAAGTAACCATTTTTATTTAACGTTAAAGAATAAAAAAGGGGGTCGTAATGACCCCCATTTGTGTTGGATGATTGATATATCAACCGATAGAAGGTGCGGTCAAGGCCACAGGTGTGGACTCAGCAGCCGCAAGATCCAAGGGGAAGTTGTGAGCGTTGCGCTCGTGCATCACTTCCATACCCAGACCAGCGCGGTTGAGTACGTCTGCCCAGGTGTTCAGAACACGACCTTGACCATCAATAATGGATTGATTGAAGTTGAAGCCGTTGAGGTTGAACGCCATGGTGGAGACGCCGAGGGCGGTAAACCAGATGCCCACAACTGGCCATGCTGCGAGGAAGAAGTGCAGCGAGCGAGAATTGTTGAAAGAAGCATACTGGAAGATCAGACGACCGAAGTAACCGTGTGCTGCAACAATGTTGTAGGTCTCTTCTTCTTGACCGAACTTGTAACCGTAGTTTTGGGACTCAGTTTCCGTGGTTTCACGGACCAGCGAAGAAGTAACGAGACTTCCATGCATAGCAGAGAACAGAGATCCACCGAATACCCCAGCAACACCGAGCATGT